CCGGTCGCACCCGTCACGCCGCTCGGACCGGTGACGTTCGAAATCCCCGTCGGCCCGGTCGGGCCTGGTACTGTCGACTGTGCTCCCGTCGGCCCCTGCGGCCCGCCCTGCAGCTGGATGCCGGCTCCCCACGAGCCGCTCGCCTTTGGCCCGTAGAGCACGCCGCCGTTCACGTCGAGCCAGAAGTCGCCGCTGGCCCCAAAGGTGCCGGTCGGCCCGCTCGATCCCGAATAGAACTTGGCCCCGTCCTGGCCTGGTGCTCCGGTCGGGCCGGTCGTCCCGTTGCCCGGTGCCCATGCCGTGCCGTTCCAGAACAACCCGGCCCCGGTGGCCGGTGCGGTGGCCGACACGTTGCGGCCCTGGAGCTGCGTGGCGTTGCCGGACGACGGGCTGGAGATCGAGAAGAACGGCATTTGATTTATTCCGCGAGCGTGAATGATCGCCAGTTAGTGCCGTCGTAGACCACGAGGGCCTGTCTGGCTACTTCGTAAATACCGAGCGTCACGACGCCTGTGCTCGTGTTGGTTTTGACGTTCAGTTCCCAGCCGACTTTCTCCGTTTCCGCGATCACGAAGTCGAATCCTGCGGACACGCCTGTCGGCAGGACTACGTCGCGGGCCACTCCGTTAGGGTTGAGAAACTGATAGCGGTCGCTCGTGCTGGTCAGCGTCTTTGTGCCGGAGAGCGTTTCGACATTCGCACCGGACCTGGCCGCTGGTCCCGTTGGACCGGTCGATCCGGTCGGGCCTGTCGGGCCGCCGCTTGGGCCCGTCGCCCCCGTGACGCCCGTCGGGCCCGTGACGGTCGACTGCGGGCCGGTCGGCCCGGTAACGGTTGACTGCGGCCCCGTGGAGCCTGTCGGTCCAGTGATCCCCGTCGGCCCGGTGATAGTTGACTGCGGTCCGGTTGATCCCGTCGGGCCTGTGCTACCAGTCGGCCCCGTGACGGTGGACTGCGGGCCGGTGCTGCCCGTCGGGCCGGTCATGCCCGCCGGGCCCGTCGGGCCGCCCTGGATCGAAATACCGCCGCCCCACGAGCCGGATGCCTTTGGGCCGTAGAGGTAGGAGTTGCCGGTGTCGAGGTAGAAGTCGCCGCTCACGCCGAGGGCGGATGACGGTGCGCCGCTGCCGTTGTAGATTTTCGGCCCGTCGGCACCGTGAGGCCCGGTCGGCCCGGTGACGCCGGTCGAGGCCACCCAGGCGGAGCCCGAGTAGGTGAGGACCGTTCCGGTGGCCGGCGCGGTCGCCGCGATCGGCTGGCCCTGGAGCTGCGTCGCGTTGCCGCTCGACGGCGAGCTGATGGAGAAAAACGGCATCAGTCACTCTCCACTAGCTGCGTGTGAATCCGGCGAATCCGCTGGCCGCGGTCGGCCCAGCTCCACGGGTTGTTTGCCCCGCCCGGCACCATCACCTCGTAGGTCCGCCGCGTGCCGGCGGCGTCGGTCTCGTGGATGCGGTCGCCGCGTTTCGGGTTGTCTCGCATCTCGTCGACACTCACGAAGTAGTCGCGCGTCTCAAACCGAATCATCTGTCCGGCAGAATCCATCGAATCCCATCGCGTCATACCGATCGTCGCGTGGACGCTCTTGGCGAACATCGCCCCGGTCGGTTGGTAGTCGACCATCACGGAAAGGTGTTCCTTCCGTTGCTGGTCGAACCAGGCCGCACCCTTGGCGATCATGTCCTGCATAGTCGGTCCGCCACAGGGCCGCGCGGCGGGCTTGGGCCACCCGGCCGCGCGGCCCGCTCGGCGTCAGGCGCCGGGAACCAGCAGCACGTCGACCGAGGTGTCGGTCGTCGCCGCGGCCTTGGCCGCGAATCCCATGACGGTGCCAGTGGCACCGGTCACGGCCTGCGACTGATACAGGTACACCTTCGCGCCCTGCGCGATGGCCGTACCGGCACCCGTCGGCTTGGCGACCGAAAACACACCCTCGACGTTGAGGGCACCCAGCTCGTTCGCCGCGATCGGCCGCGAGGCGATCCCGACGATCGAGCCCACCACCACCGCCTCGCCGGCGGCCACGCCGGTCGTCGGCGTGTAGTCGATCACATCCCCATCGGCACGAGTCGAAGCCATCGAAATACCCACTTTCTGAAACTTGGAAACCGAGATTTGGAACCCCGCCGGGCCGGATCGCGTCCGGCCCGGCGGGCACGAAGATCACAACACGTCAGGCGGTCGCCATCCGGTAGGCACCCTTCGACTCGCCCTTGGCGACGCCGAAATCGAAGTAGCCCCGCATCTGGATGCCGAGCGTCGAGAAATCGGCCTCGGCCTGCTCCACGGTCGGCTGACGCTGACCGTTGAGGAAAGCCACCTCCATCGCCGGCAGGTCGCCGGGGTTGGCGCAGAGCCAGCTCGGCCGCGGCGATCTCGTTCTCGGGGGAGACGAGCAGGATCGACGGGGCGATCCCCAGCGGGTTGCCATCGGGGTCCTGCAGCTTCCGGTAGGAAGCCGCCGCAGTCTTGAGGCTCGACAGCGACAGGGCGTTACCTGCGGCGGCCGATTCCTTGGCGTAGTAGCTGGAGTTGGACGATTCGAACTCGCTCCAGAAAACCTTGTTGAGCTTGATCGCGGCACCACGGCCGAGACGCTGCGGAACGGCCGAGAGGGCCCCCAGGTCATCGTTGATGATGTCCTGACGGGTCACGCTCGTGAGCCGGCCGTAGGTCCTGGCCTTGATGGTCCGCGTTTCGTCGCTCGCATCGGCCGACTTCAGCTCGCCGCCGTTGCCGACCTCCTCGAACTCGAAACCGCCGTTGAGACGCACCCCGGTCACGGTCTTGAAGTCCGCGACGGAGCGAATCATGGCGATCCGGTCCCACGTCGCCTCGACGGCGTTGAAGCCGGCGAGCAGGAACTTCGCGTAGGTGGCCGCCAGCACGTTGCTGATGCTGTGCGTCGCGAACGCCGCGGCCATGATGGTCCGCAGGTTCCCGTTGCTGATCCGGTGGCCTTCGCCGTTGTAGCCGTTGGCACGAGCCGCCTGGAGCAGCGTTTCGCCGAGGCTCACGCCGCGCCGCTTGTTGGCGGCTTCCAGCGTGCGACCGTCGAAATGCCGCTCCACGTCGGGAAGGCCACCGGCGAGGCACAGGCTCGCCTCGACGACCGCGGGGCCGTCGACCTTCTCGATCACATGCACGGCGGGGGCCGCCGGGCGGGCCGCACGCACGTCGGCGAGCAGCTCGGCCTTGATCTCGCGGAGCAGGTCCGCCTTGATCTTGGCCGTGTCGTCCGCGACGGGGGCGGGCTGCGACTCCACGGCGACGATCGCCGGGGCTTCCGTCTGCGGCACGGCGGCCTCGACGGGCATCTCGTTGAGCTGGTCGCTCATGGAAAGCACCTCATTCGCCTCCGCGGCGATAGCGGCGGACGTATTGGCGTCCGCACCAAAAAGCACGATCGAAACCTCGCGGAGCGAACTCGCCCGCACTACCGAAATTGGGCCGGTGAACTCGCGGCCGTTGACGGTCACGACCTCGCCCGGCGCGACGTTCTCGATACGGCCCGTGTCCGCACCGATCGACGCCTGGAGGCGGAGCCCCTTCTTGGCGAGACTGATGACGCGATCGGCCACCTGGCCCTCGCCGATCAACTCGCCGGCGAGCGTGATTTGCTCGCCGTCGTTGGCGACGATCGTCGACTGTCCAAGGACGGCGTCCAGGCTGGCCTCGTGGCCCCACAGGATCGGGATGGCCTGGCGGCTCGTGTCCATGCCGGCCAGGTCGACGACGAGCGGGTTGCGGCTCCACGACTGCCGGATGGCGCGGCCGGTATAGGCCACGATCTCAAACGACGGGTTCGCGGGGGCGTCGCCTTCCGCGGCCTTGAGCGTGAAGTCGGCGGTCAGTTGCATCGGGTTCATGCTTGGGCCTCCGCGGATTCCTGCTCACGCTTCCACACGCCTTCGGCCCATGCGCGGCCGGCGTCGCCACCCCACAGGAGCCAGGAGATGTAGGAGTTGCTCGGCGGGTCTTTCTGGTGGTTCGCCTTGTAGGCCGCGTGCCGTGCGAAAAACGACACCATCCGCCCGATCGTGTCGAGCGACAGCGAACGGCCGTTAGCAATGTCGCGAGCCCGTGCGATGCCGACGGCGGTCCCGCCCCGGCCGTACTCGCTTCGCAATTCCAGCCCGCGACGCGCGGCAGCACGGGCCGCCTGCGGCGGGCGATAACCGTCGGCCGCCTCCAGGTCGTGCTCGGCCTCGGCCTCGACAGGAGCCGGCTCCGCCGCCAGGCCAAGGTCGCGTGCCATTTGCTGCTCGACCGCCCGCTGCCGCAGCACAACCCGCCAATCGCGGCCGCGCTTGGCACAGATTTCGGCGAGCGTGGCCGTGTTGGCCTGGAGCTGCATGGCCTCGGCCTCCGACTCTTTCGTCGGGTCGACGTGCTCGTGGCCGTCCCACGTCCACGTCCAATTCCAGGCAGCGACCGGCGGCAGGCCGTCGGGGATCATGCCGGGCACCAGGGCGGCCTCGTCCAGCCACTTGTTGAGCAGCGGGTCGAGCATCACCCGCTCCACGTCGCCGCGCTCGGTGGCCTGGTGCTTGCGGTACACGAGGTAGTCGCCCCGCATCGACGAGTAATTCGCCGTGCTGGAGTCCATGGCCGCCACGATGTACGGCATATTCACCGCACGGGCGATTTCATTGAGAATCCGCCGCACGAACGAGTCGTAGGTGCCCGTCGGTTGCTCGGGCTTGAGCTGGTAGGGCTCCCACCCCTCGGGGGCGCTCATCATCATGCCCCGCATGATGGGCATGGTTTCCCAGGCGTCGATGCCGGCGGCACCGGCACCGTCGGCCGGCATGGTGGTCTTGAGGATCGCCGCGAAGTCGGCCGCCGTCTCCGCTGCCGTGACGACGGCGAGCGTGTACCGCCGGAGCATCGCGAACAGCTCCAGGGCCGGCACGATCTCGCCGACGCCGCGGTGCTGGCCGGGCCGGGTGGCGTGATACCAATGCAGCAGGTCGTCGGCGCTCACCCAGCGGCCATCCAGCGACCAGCCGGGGAGAAGGCTTCCGGGATGATGCCGGCTCACCCAGTAGTCGGTTGGGTTGCCGTCCTCGTCGAATCGCAGGCCGTCGACCTCGCCGGCATTCGGGAAGCCGCTCGGGTCACAGATTTGCTCGGCCTCGACGAGCCGCACGTCGAGCTGCACCCCGCGGAGCCGGCGGTTGGTCGTCAGCAGGGCGAAGGCTTCGCCGTCGCCGAACTTGGCAATCTTGGCGATCCGCAGCTTGCGGGCCAGGTCGACGTTGACCATCCAATCGTAGACGGCCAGCTCCACCCGCCGCGTCGCCGACGGGTCGGCGTCGGGGCCCAGGTCGAGTTGCAGCCGCGGCCCGGTGCCGATCAAGTCGTTGGCCCAGGTGCTCGCCATGCCGGCCGCGTAGGAGTTGTTGGCGATCTCGTAGCGGGCACGGGCCCGCAGCTTGCGGCGGACCTCGGGCGACAGCGACGCATCGGCCGAGTAGTAGTCGGCCATCGACCAATGCCGCTGGTTCAGATTGGTCGTTTGGGCGGCGTCATAGCGAGCGCGGACGAGCGTCTGCAACGCGGCCGCCTGCTTGGCGACCGTCGCTTTCAGCTCCGCCTTGGTTTCGACTTTCGCTCGTGGCATTAGCCGATCGCCCCAGGAGATTCCTGCCTGGCAAAACGCATGGAAAGCCACGGGCTTTTCGTCGCGTTTGCGTTGGCTCGCTGCTCAATCACGAACTTGGCCGCCTCGACCTGGCGGTGCAGCTCGTGTTGCTCGACCTCGCCGGCGTCGGTGCGAGCGCGGCGCGGCTGCGCCAGATTGCTCGCGATCGCATCCAGAACGTCGGTGTTGTCGGCCAAGGCGGTACACCTAGCGGGCAGGGGGTCGATCCCTACCCGCTAGTGTACCATTGTCCACCGACCGCCCCGGCTCACCAGTAGCGCACGACTGCGTACCAGCCGCGCGGCCCGCGGGCGGTTGCGATCTCCTTGGGGCGACGCTGCCCCCAGTAGCACGAGCGGCGGATCGCATCGTCGGGGCTCGTCGTCGAGAAGCCGATGCCCTCGTAGCATCCGCAGCCGGAATGAACGAGCACGCCGCGGCGGGCCATGACGATCGCCGCGTCTTGGGCGGTCTGCACCACGACCACGGGCCGGGCGGCCTCACAGGCCGCGGCGACGAACGACAGCAGAATCGCGAGCACGATGGAACGCATCGAAATACCTCCTGGGAATGGGACCAGGAGGCCAGCGTGCCATGTAGTGTACGGGCGTCAACCCCGATTACCGCCCCATGCGGGCGAGCAATTCCTGCCGCTTCGCGGCCATTTCGTCCTTGGAGATTGCCCGCCTTACCGTGGCGAGCGGCTTGGCGTCCGCGCCGACCGCCGAGATGCCAGTGAACGAGGCCGCGACGGCCGATCCCACTACGCAGTCAAGCCAGTGGTTATCCCGGCCTGGCGTCAGCCGCCATTCGTCGACCACGCGGCCGCGGGCCTCGACCCGCGTCGGGTACTCGCTCGTCAGATGCTCGCCGAGCATTTCGTGCGTGCCCGAGTGAATCGTGAAGGCTTGGGCGTCGCCGGCCGGCAGCTTGCACCTGGCGGCGAAAAAGGTTTTCCATGAGTTTGTGTCGTAGAGGACGTGCCGCTGCTTGAGGATCGTGCTGGTCCGCCAATTCGCTCCCACTCGCTCGCCCTTGTCGGGCCGGCGGTCGCTCATGGTCGAGCCGCTCGCTCCGACGAATCGGCCGTGCGTCGGCAGGATGCGGGGCCCCCACTTGGACCGCCTTGCGAAGTCTCGCACCACGCCGGCCGTCTGTGCCCAGTTGGCATCGACGAACATCTGCGACACGCGAAGCACCGCGTCGTCGGTTTCGCGGGCAAACTCCCGGTCGAGTATTTCGATCGCCACCCGCTCTAGCCCGGCATGGATCGCCGCCTCCAGGCCGGTGTTGCCGGCCGCCTTCACGAGCGTCCGCCTGGCGTCGCGGAGTGTGTAGTAGCTGCGGCCCTGCTCTGGATACGAACCGTAGGCGACCAAGTGGCCGCGAAGCTGGTGCCCCCAGGCCACGACCGCCCAGTAGAGGAGCTTTTCTTGCACGTCACAGAAGCACGTCAGGGTATCGAGGCCGCCGGGCACGATCCACCGCGGCACGTTGACGATACGGCTGCGAATGTCGTCGCTCGCCAGGGCTGCCGACTTGGCCTCATTGGCGAGCGGTTGCTGCTGGAACTCGCTGGCGAATACGTCCTCGCCGTCGTCGATCAAAGCGTTGTAGGCGTGCTGGATCGCCGAGTGTTCCGCATCGGGGTCGAAGCAGCTCTGCCACGACACGATGCAACCGTCATCCATCGCTTGACGGTTCGCCAGGTAAAACGCATTGGCGTCGCGGTGAGCGCGGGCCTGGTCGCCGACGGTGTCCTTGTCGAAGGTGTTGCGGAACTCGCGGTAGTTGCCCAGCCACAACTCCTCGTGGGAGGTCGCCCACGCCCGCACCATCGGAATCCGCTCGCCCTGGTAGGCAGGAAACTTCCGCTGGTCGAGCAGCTGGTCGACCATGTCCTCACGCTCGATGACGGTGGCGTTGATTACGCACGCGATGCTCTTGGTATGCCCGGCGAGCTTCATCACTGATTTCGTGAGAATCTCTAGCCGTTTCGAAACCTGGACGGCCGAAGCCGCGCTCTCGCGGGTCTGCGGATCATCGACGATCGCGAAGTCTGGTCGGAGCTGCGTGCCGTCGGCGGCCTTGTGCCGCAGGCCAAGGATCGAGCCGGTGAGGCCGCGCGACATGATGATCGAGCCGCCGCAGGCCGAGCCTGCGATCGACGGCAAGACGATCGAATCGGCGTTCCATCGGATATGGGTGTGCTCGCCGCCAAATGTCTGGGAGAGGCACCGCTGCGGCTTGCCCTCCAGGGCCCGCACCGGCACGCAGACCTCGGGGAAGTCCTCGGCGAGCAGGTCGTTTTCCGCCAGCTCCAGCTTGACGCTCGTGATCGCCTTGGCGGCCAGGTCGGCCTCGGCCGCGAAGATGGCACCGAATCGGCGGTGCCCGTAGAGGATCGCCCATATGAGCGAGTTTTCGCTGATCGTCGATTTCGCGAAGCCACGGTAGACCGCATTGACGAATCGCCCGCCGCGGAGGATGCAGTCCTGGATGCGGCCGATCACGCGCTCATGGTCTGCCGAGAACGGAGATAGGCCAGTGCTGTTTGGAAAGTAGGTGACGAGGAACTTCGCCAGGTCGAGCCGGCAGGAGTCGCGTCGCTCCTGGTCCAGCGGCTTCCCGATCGCCCCAATGTCGGCTCCAAGCCGCGTCGTGGCCCGGCCACGCTCCAGCGTCGCCTTGCGGCGATTCTCCAGTGCTTCCTTGCTCTTGGCGGCCATCAGCGGGGCTCCGCGGCCGCCACGATGGCACGGGCCAGGTCGACGAGCCGCGCCGTCTCGACGATCACCACGCTCGGCTTGTTGTTGCGGCGGTGCCAGACGATTGGCACGCGGCCGGCAGGGGCATCGTTGGTCGCCTGCTCCACGGCAGGGTAGAGCTGCAACGATTCGACCCGCTTGGCCTCGACGTGGATCGCGGCGTCGATCACCACGTCCGGCGAGTCGGGCCCGCCGTGGAACTGCACGCCGCGGCGTGCGGCCACCCCCAAGAGCGTCGCCAGCTCGGCGGCACACTCGCGCTCGCCTCGTTTGCCCTTCTCGCGTGATGCTCTACCCACGTTTGCCTCCAAGACGATCCAGCAGGCCGCGCAGGGTGGCGGCGACCTGTAGGTCGCGCGGCCCGTTCGCTTCAGACTCCAATCGGCTCGAGGCGCACTCCATGTCCTCGCGCTCCGCGGCGGTGATGAGCCGAATCTGCCCGCTGGCGAACCCAGCCCGCAGCGCGGCCGACACGCACGGGATGAAGTCTCCCGGCATTGTCAGTCCGTGCCGCAACGCGGATATGCCCCAGAGGTAGCAGGCGATCTCTCTGCCAAGATCGTCGGCCCACGCCGGGACGGTCGCAGCAGAACCATCCGATGCAACAGACCGCTCATTCGTATCACTCACTTCCCACCTCCCAGCCGCTCCAACAGGCCGCGCAGCGTGGCGGCGACCTGTAGGTCGCGCGGCCCGTTCGCGTCAGACTGCAACCGGCTCGCGGCACACTCCATGTCCTCCCGCTCCGCGTCGGTGAGCCGCAGGCGGGCGATCTCGTCTGCGGCCTCGTCCATGAGGTCGCTCGCTGGTTGAGCGTCAACGGCGTGCGTCCAGCAACGCAGCCGCTCGCAAATGTCCTTCATGCCCTCTCCCTCCGCTCGATCTCACGATTGACGTACCACGCGGCCTTCCGCAAATCCTCGATCGCGTCACCCTTCATCCCGGCACGCCACAGGTATTTGATCGCGTTTCCGACGTTGAAGTTGAATGCTTCCGTGACCGTGATGCAGCCGCTCCTGCATCTCGATCCGAAACTCCTGGCTCCCGCAATTCGTGCATATGGCGTTTGACTCCTTCTCCGCGTTGCATCGGTTGCACAATCTCATTTGACCACTCGCAGCGTCCGCAGCTTGCCGTCCTCCCAATCAACGAGCCCGATCGCCCGCAGCCTGGAAAGAATCTGGTGGACGTTCGAAGGCAGCGTCTTGAGCCGCGCGGCCACCTCGCGGATGGTCGGCGGGAAGCCGCGGTCGTCCGCCAGGAACAGGATCGCGTCGAGCACTTGCGTCTGTCGCTGCGTCGGCGTCATGTGGCCACCCTCAACTTTCGGGCCACGGCCGCCTTGACCACCGCCGCGTCATCGTCACCCGCCTCGTCGAGCCGTCGGTGCTCCGCCTCTCGCTTGGCCGCCTCGCGGGCCAGGGTGGCCTCGCAGGCGGCCGCGAAGGCCGGGTCGACCTTGGGCGGAGGCCGGTCGCCGGGATCGGGCCGCTGGGCCGGCAGCGTCTTTGGCGAGTCGTACTGCCCGCCGAGCACCCGCTGGACGAACCCCTCGCGGACGAACTGGGTGAGCGGCACCGGGCTATCGAAATACCGGCAGGCCGGGAGGGCCTTGATCGCCTCCAGGGCGTCGTCGAGCCATCCAGGGGCCAGGATCACCGCCTCGGCCCCTTGCGGCGGCGTAGCCGGCTTCCATGGCTTTCGGCGTGCCGCCTGGCCCGCCCCGTCGTTCCAGGCGGCCAGGAGGGCCGGCCAGACTCCGGTCGGCGAAGCCTCGCGCGGAGGAGGAGGATATTCTCCTCTCCTCTCCTCTCCTCTGCGGCGCGCAAGCGCCGGATCGTCCGGCGCACGAGCGCCGGAAGGGGCGGAGCCCGCTTTTCGGCCGGGATTTCGCTCCTCATGGGCCCGCGAGCGGTCGGCGTGCTGGATTCTCGCCTTGGCAGCTTGGCTAAACCGGCGATCCCACCCTGGGACAGCAACGGTCGCCTCGGCCTCGTCGATTTCCAGCCACCCGACGGCCGCCACGGCCTGCCAGAAGGCTTCATCACCGCCGCACGTCCTGACGAGCCTCGGGAGCGTCATGCGGGCGATTCCGTCCGCACAGTGCATCGAGGCCCACCCCCAGAGCTTCCACAGCAGGTAGCAGACCGATTCGACCGGTCGCCCGGTCGTGTCGATCAACTCCTGCACCTCGGGTTTCTGGTCGAGAGCCAGGTCGACGGCAATCCATTCACCGGCCATGATTTAGGCCTCCGCCTTTTTGCGACGGAGCCCCTTCGTGTAGATAAACGCGATCGCGTCATACGTTGCCAGAGAGCGTCCGTACTGGCCCGTAGACCTGTCCCTGCCGAGCTTGAAGTTAGCGTCAGCGGCGCGAACTATGCCGGCGATCGACTTTTGTGAAAGCCTGTTAATAAGCCTCGCCTCGTCGAATCCTTCGTGCTTCTTCACGAACCACGACATCCCCTCGATCATGTCACCCTGCAGGGCTCCTTCCTCACCGGGCCATGACTCGACGAGAACGCGAAGGGCCGCGCGTAGGCCATCAGAACCGACGCGCTGAAACGAACGCTCCAGGCACTTCAGTGCCTTGATGTACGGCCATCCGCTGCCGCCGTCGTCCCGAAGCCGCAGCCTTAGCCCAGCCAGCTTCACGACGGCGGCGATCTCAAGGGTCTGCGGATCGCCTTCCGTCATTTGAGCGTTGAACAGCGACACAGCAGACACATTCGTCCGCTCTCTGTTCTTCAAACGAAAAACCCGTGCCTCGTGCTCCTGGCCGTCGGACTGGAAAACGTCGCAAGGCACCATTGCGATCCCCAGCTTCCTTGCCGCGGTCAACCGCTGCATCCCGTCGACCACCCAGTGCGATCCGTCGTGTCGCTGGCCGACAGTGAGGGATCCGAAGGCGTCCTGGTCGAGATTCTTCGCGATCCTGTTCACGCGAGCCGGGACGATGGTCCGCTGGTAAGCGTCCGAGATGTTCAGTTCGTCGACGCCAATCTTCCTGTTCTCTGTTTTCAGTAGCCGCATTTTGGCCTCCTTGCTGGATAGATCCATCAACCATCGGCCGCACGTCACCGCGACGCCGCCGTTGTTCTCCACACCCGCGCCCCGGCCGTCCCGCGACCCTTCCGCCGCAACGCGAACCCAACCGTCTCGATCAAGCCGCGCCGCGACAGCTCCTTGAACACAGGCCCGAAGGCCCGGCCGTCGTGCGGCACCAGGCCGACGCACTGGCAGCGGTCGACCAGCTCCTCGCCCGTCATTTCGCGTCCATCGCTCGACAGGATCGCGAGGATCTCGTTCATCGCCGCCTGGCGGTCGAACGTCGTCGTCGCTTCCGCTGTCTGTAGGCAGGCTTGGCCGTGCCGATCGCCGTCGACTGAACATTCCATGTTCGGCTCCTTCCTTGCGTCCATCGCTCCATCCCGCCCGCCGGGGCTCGCACCCGGCCGCCGCTAGAAGGCGGTCGCACTCGCCTGGCCCCATGATTCAAAAAACCATCAAGTGCTGCCGCGGTCGTTACGCCACTCACGGCTATCGCGGCCGATGCTGCTCCTGTTTCAAGCAGCTGCGCCCACGGCGGGGCGGAAGTGTTCAAAACGGAATGTCGTCGGGGTCGTGTCCGGCCGCGTCGGCCTTCTTCGTGGCCGTCCGCGTCGGGGCATCACGCACGGCCTCAGGCAGCGGCGCCGGGCCGGCCTTCCACCGCTCGACGCGAACGTAGTCGCGGCCGGCCTTGTTCAGACCGTGGATCGTCTCGATCGTCACCTGCTTGCCTTTGAGCACACGGCAGTCCCAGTCGTCCGTCGGGACCGGAACAGCGACCGACGCCGCGCGGCAGACAGCCTCGACGGTGCCGCGCAGGTGGCACGGAACATCGGTGAAGAACGGTTCGTACTTCGGCACGGCCACCAGCATGAGAATCACGTCGCCATTTGGGTTGGCGTCGCACTTGGCCCAATCCTTCTTGCGAAAATCGACAAACTTGATCTCGCCCGTATGCGTACCGTCAGGGACGTGCGGCAGCACCGCGGGCTCGGCGACCTGCTTGTCGGTCCACATAGCATCAAATCTCACGACTGAATCTCCGGTTTGTGGGTTTCGTTGCCGATCCGCACGATGCGGTCGGCCTGCCCAGTCCAGACCTCGACGATCGCGTCCAGGGCCCGGTCCAGGTTCATCTCGCCGGCGTTGAACGCCGCCATCAGCTCCAGGGCCCTCGCACGGGCCTCGGCTACACGCTCGGGGCTATTCATTGGCTGCCGCCTCCCATTCCATCCGCCACGATTGCTTGATAAGCCGGTTCGCTAGCGCGTCGACCGTGGCGGCCGCGGAGCGCAAGGCCGCAGCCCGCGAATCGTGGAAGCCGTCACGCTTGACGATCGCACCATGAGCGAGCCGCACCATCTGTTCGCCGGCGACCTCGATCGACTCGCCGGCGCTCCACATCGTCATGACGCCGGCATCGTCGATCGTCTCGTAAACGGTGAGGCGGTACAGCGTCATGCAGTCACCCCAGTTTCGGCCTCGATTTCCGCCTGGCGAGCGTCGATCACGCGGTCGAGCTGCTCCCGCTGCTCGGCGGTCAACTTGCCGTCGGACACGGCTGCGTCGGCCTCGTCGCCGATCGCCCCAAGGGCCTCGACCGTCGTGGCGGCAGCCACACGCTCACGCCACGACAGGCGCTTTCCCGTTGGATTCGGGGCCGAGGCGGGTGCGGGCTCGACAATCCGCACCGCCTCGCCCCCGGCCAGCCACGCGGCCAGCCGTTTTCCGGTTTCGACGGTGATGGGCTTGGGGTCGCCCGTGAACAAGCCCGTCCGATCCTTGCTCGCCGTCGCGAAGTGGCCGTCGTGGATGATGGAGAGGCAGGTCGTGAACTCGTATTCCACGCCGTCCCGCGTCTCGACCTTCATCCCCAGCTTGACGACCTTCTTTCGCCCGCCGTCGTCCACTTGGGCCGTTTCGGTCTTGCTGCGGCCGGTCGCCACGATATGCGCCGGCGACCGCAGCATCGCGTCGATGAAGGCCCGGTGCCGCGGCGTGATGACGCTGTAGGCGCTCCAGGTGTTGCCGCGGAACTGGGCACGGGCGATTTCGTCCACCAGCTCCAGGCACCCGCCCTTGCCGCTCCACTCGTGCGTGATGGAGTCAATCACGATGACGTCGTACCCAGCGTCCTCGCAGACCTTGATAGCCTCGATGTACCGCTCCGGGGTGAAGGGCGGAGCAAGGTCGATCACGTCGAACTCGTGCAGGTGGTCGTAGATGTCGCTCGACCCTTGTTCGGTGTCGATCACCGCACACCGGCCGCCGAGCCCCTTGGCGATGGTCAACGCCCCCCAGGTCTTGCCGCTGCCGCTTGGGCCGTCCAAGAGCAGCCGCAACTTCGTCGCGGACCGCCGCGCCTTGCGTATCGAAATAGTCATCAGTCGGATTCCTTTCGCATCATCACCAGACCGGCCTCGGCCAGCGTCGACTTCAACGCCAGAACAGCACCGGGCTCGATCTCATACTCACGGGGCCCGAGCCGCCGCATCCCTTTGGCGAGCGTCTTGGCGACGTGATAAACCTCAAGCAGACGGGCCATCCGCAAGGCGACCCGCTGCTCCGCAATCCGTTCATTCAGCGTCAGGGCCAGCATCCGTTGCTCCCTCTAGTTCGATCCTGTCCAGAAGTTCGTCCCGGTAGACGCGGTGCTTGGAATCCGCCGTGATTCCGATACGCACCTTGTCGCCGCGGATTTCGATGACCGTCACTTCAATGTCGAGGGCCGGGAACACGAGGCTTTCGCCGGCCTTTCTTGACAGCACGAGCACGGGCTACTCCTTCATGGCGGCGAGGGCCGCCAGGCTTCCACGCATGGCCGGGCCAATGACCGCCGCCTCCAGCTCGTCGCGAACCGCGTCCAGGTGGCCGATCGCCTCGACGATCGCGTCGTGGAGCCCGGCCGGGTCGCGAGCCGCGATCCGCTGGTCGATCGTCAGGTCGATCGACGACCACTCGGCCGCAGCGTCGGGCGTCGACCGCCGCGACAGCTGGGCCCTTGTGGACAGCACGGCCGCTACATGGATCACTCGATCCGCAACGGCCTCCCTTCGAAGCTGAACGGGGAGTGGGGCGATTGGAGCCGCCACCGGACGAAACCGCTCCGCGTGTTGAGGCGCCTTTGCGACCACCCTTTGCGTAGCGCCTCGCAGGCCGCAGCGATTTCGGCCCGCGTCGGCTCGCACGGCAGACGACCTTCCTCGTCGGCCGCATCCTCGACCTGCACTCCGTTGCGATCCATCGCTCCCTCCGCGTGTTGAGAGGGTGGCCGCCGGCTTCCTTGCTCGTGCCATCGGCGCGTCCCTCGCCCTTGGTCCGTCGATCCACCGTGATCGACGTTGGGAGGATTCTTGCGGGGCTGCGAAAACCTGTCAAGAGCATTTTTGCGGGGTTGCAACAAACGACGGTCCCGCGTAGAAAACGCGGGCGGAAAGGAGTCCGTTGTGGCGAGCCAACGAATCATCCCCGGCGACTGCATCCAAGGGCTGCGGACGCTGCCTGACGCCAGCGTTCACTGCTGCGTGACCAGCCCGCCCTACTGGGGCTTGCGTGACTACGGCCACGCCGGGCAGATCGGTCTGGAGGCCACGCCGGAAGCCTACGTCGCCCGCATGGTCGAGGTGTTCCGCGAGGTGCGGCGGGTGTTGCGGGAGGATGGGACTTGCTGGGTGAACCTAGGTGACAGCTACGCGAGCGGAGGCGGTCAGGCATCCCCTCACCGGGACTCTTGCGGCGGAATCGGCAAAAAGGGAACAAGAGGGACGCAGCCATACCACTCGGCGGGTGGTGGATTTGAGCGGCCAGCGTCGATCACTGGGGCGATCAAGCCCAACGACCTGTGCGGCATCCCGTGGCGTGTCGCCTTCGCCTTGCAGGCCGACGGCTGGTGGCTGCGGCAGGACATCATCTGGCACAAGCCAAACCCGATGCCCGAGAGCGTGCGGGATCGATGCACCAAGGCGCACGAATACGTTTTCCTGATGACCAAGAGCGAGCGGTATTTCT